TCTTTGTCCTCTTCCTCGTCCTTTTTCTTGGCCTCTTTGTCCTCTTCCTCGTCCTTTTTCTTAGCCTCTTTGTCCTCTTCCTCGTCCTTTTTCTTGGCCTCTTTGTCCTCTTCCTCGTCCTTTTTCTTGGCTTCTTTTTCTTCTTTGCAGTCAGGACAATCGCAGTCCTTAGCATGGGCTGTTTTTTCCTTATCCTCGTCCTTTGCGTCATCATCACTCATTCCGATGACGTCTTCAACAAGAGCGAGTGCAACGGCCTCAGAAGCGGCCTTTGTCCAGAAATCTTCACTGGCTTTTTTCTTTTTCTTACCGTCTTTGTCTTCCTTCTTGTCCTCTTTGCCAATACCTTTTTTACCACATTTTACGCAGTAACCGGTCTGTTTCATGACCTTTTTGTTTCCGCATTTCGGACAAGTCACAAATTCCACTTTTTTCTTCGCCGTACGAGTTTCGAATTCCTCGTCCGCCATTTTCGACACTGTATATGCCATAGCTCTCAGGCCTTCGCCGATTGAATCTGTCTCGTCGAAATTCTGAGAGAGGACATCTAAACTTGCTATGATAGTCTTGCGATCCATTATACTAGCCTCCCTTTGAGTTTGTTGTCTGTTTCTTGTAGGATAAAAATCAGAATTTTTGTTTTCTTTCCCATAAGCCTGCTGAGAATCAGCTTTCGCTTTTTCTAAGCTCCTGTTATCGAGACGCTCTTCCGGACCGAAATACATACGTCTCTCTACCGGGATGGCTGTGGGATCAAAAAGAAATTCCAGAATATTATTTGCAATTTTTTTAGAGTTCATAAGAGTCTTTCTTTATAAAGGCCCGGTCCGAGGACCGGGCCCTCACTCATTTATACACTGGTACTGAGATTAAACGTGATCACGATCCACAGCAACGGAAAAATCGGAGCATAAAACGCCTGAACATTTACAATTGTAGGATCATTCGGATCCTGCACCGCTGTCACGTTGTTGTATGCAGTGATGATCTGAGCCTGTTGCAAAGATGACAGGTAAGAGCTCAACGTCGATACAATCTCCGACGTCCTCTGCGAAAGATTCTTTGTTCCAATATACGGATTGAGAATCGATCGGGCACCTCTCTGTACAAAGTCTTTTGTACGAATAACCGAAGGCGTCCTGGTCAATACTGTCGAAGTATCCGTGGTCAGTCCAAACTTGACCTGGATTCCTGCTGCAACCTCTTCAAGGAGGGTGATCCCCGAATTAGCAGTTTGAGCAGCAGTGACAGAGTCCAGCCGACGATAGAGATGTACGAAGCCATTAACCGGTTTTCTGGTAAGCGGTTCCGCAACATCAAAGGCCGGCGAGACATCTCGTCCTGCTACAGCGGCCGCAAGGAAAGAACCATCAACCAGATATTGCACGTCATTACCAAAAGGATCAGTAATGGTCGTGATACCTCCATCAGGATAGATCCCAATCATGCGTTCAGTATTCATTGATTTGGCAAATACTTGAGCCGTTGTCGGGCTCGTATTCACGGGGAACCCGAAATAGGACATGTGCTCATTACCGTATCTGATACCAGATTGGATGATATTCGAGCTCTTCAAGTAGGTCAGAACTCCAACCGATGTAGTCACCGGTTGCATAAGAGCCGGACGAATATCTCCAGGCAAGGGCTGATTAAAATAATCGATACCAGCAATGTATCTTGAATCGGGAGCATCTGTTCCTCCAACAGTCTTTTCGAGCTGCAAAAGGATAATGGCTGTGGCGCCATTAAGAAATGCTAGATGTGCGGCAAGCCCCAGTTTATTGTTTATGGTCAAGGATCCCGTGGCTGCGTAAACATCGGATTCTTTCGTATAAACATTGGCTACCGTCAAGCCATTCGAATCAAAATTCTGGGATGACTGGAAGGAGATATAATAAAAATCTCCTGTGTTCGGCTCATTTCCACTCCGAGCATAGGTATTAATAACGGCCGTATCGCCTGGATTGATTCCAACAGTCGTGGCTATAGCCAATTTCAAGCCTGGAATAGCCCGAGTCGGGGTAGCGGAAACAACGATATCAGGAGACACTATATAGCCGATAAAATCTGCTGAAGCATAAGTCAAACCTACACGACTCTTAAGCGTGACCTGGAAGCCAGTCTTTTTATCGATATAAGTCTGATTGAGGTACCCAGTATTATCTCCAAGACTCCCTGTCCCTGTACCAACACTTGAAGAAACCGTATAAGAAATTGAGCTATTAAAAGTCAACGTTACAGTTTCTGCAACAGCATGCCCAGGAATAACTTGAAAATCATTACCAGCATCCGAAATATTGAAACCAACATCTGCTACATTGGTATTAGCAGCTGAATATTCAACACCCATGGCCACGCCGGAATTTTGTCCAGAAATTCCATAAACTCCTGTTCCAATTCCTCCAGAAGTCTTGTCCGTAATCGTCCACACATCATCTCTTAAATAATTAACATATTCGGTGACATAGACAGTCGTTCCAGCAGGAGGACGGGTCTGATCTGAAACTTGGAATGTTCCTGTCGTGGCTTCAACAGTCGTTATGGTTAAAGAAGTAGAATCCACAGGATTGAGACCAAAAAACGCATTACCCGGAGTCATTCCACCAAGAAGGGCGGGATTCTCCGTGGGAATTGCCAGACCTTCTCCTGAAACAGGGACATTTTCAATGGCGAAGGTATAAACCGTACCATCCGGAGCCGTCGAAGAAGGTCTCAGATAATTTAAATTATCAAAAAGAGTTCCTGTAATCTCTGTGGTAAGAGAAGGATAGCCGTATGTCGTGGAACCAGAAACAATTTTGTAAGATTGACCCCAGTCGATCGTATTAAAAGACCCTTCTGTATCAAGAATAAAATCCGTGCCATTTACAAAATCCGAAGTTCCAGGGGCAAGACCTACTTTATCAATACTCACAACATTAGGATACGGAATAATGTCAGATGTATGTTGAAACTCATTGGAATAATACGTCACAAGAACCGTCTGCCCATAAATGGGCGCCGTGCTCAAAGTAAATTGTCCCTCACTACCAACCACCGCCGTGATTATAGCAGGATTGCCATTTACGGTCACAGAAAGTGTTGTCGGATCAGTCGTTGTCGTCCCACCATTATCCCCTTTAACTATAGGATAATAATTTGTCTGGAAAGTCGTCGCAACGCCATCAGCTTGGTCGCTTACATCTTCATTGGTGTGGAGATCGTCATGGCGTTTGAAATAATAAGAAAGCAGAACTATATCGCCCATCGAAGGAATATCAACCAGATAAACTTGCCCTGTCGCTCCATCAACAGTGGCCACGGGGACAGGAAGACCGTTAATCTTCGCAACCACATTATTAGTGTTGCTTGTGGTCGTACCCGTTCCATCACCAACAACGATCGGGAAAAACGTAACTTGAAAATTGCGGTTGGCTCCGGTAACCTGACTGGAGACATCTTCAGTAATGGGGTTATCCGCCATTGCACTCGACCCGCGGATCATTTCATAATTTGTTGTTGGAATTGTATCGGCAGCAACACCGATAAAGGCCGGGATACGAAGATCGCCTGATGCGGACGCAGTAGGTGCTTGATCAAGCGTCTGTGTGTAGACACCAGGAAATGCAAAACTTGGAAAGGGACCGATACCCATGTTTATACCTCCGATAAGGTTTGTTTCTCATTGTACTGTTTTTTTGTGATCTGGATCTGATTTGGATTTAAACTAAATCTTATTTGGTATTTGTATTTTGAGAAACAACCAGACCTAAAAAGCCCCGGCCTCGGTAAACTGAGGCTGGCCCTTCTTTTCCCTTTCCTGTCTGTGTTCTTGCAATGCCGTCGTGTACTCCTGAATTTTTTCTTTCTGAACTTTATCACCAAGCCCCATCACGGGCATGAATTTTCCATCTTTGGTCTTCGGGAGATCAAGAGTCTTTAACTCTTTTTGACCGCGCCGCTGTGTCTGTTTATCGTAATGCATCTGCCAACGTTTGTCCGCTTCCCGACCTATTGTCAGGTCTACCGGCTCGGTACCGCTCCCACCTGCTATAACCGAAGCAAACCGACTCATTTTCTTTTCAGCTTTCCCCCCGCATTTTTTACAGGGCCGGGAATCGCTCTCTTCCTTGGATCCAACAAGATCCTCAAACTCACAACCACAAACTCTGCATTCGTATTCATATAATGGCATTTGGATTCCTTTTTTTATTTTATTTAACGTAATTAGGTCATCCGTATTAAAAGATAATTATTAGGTTAATTTCTCGTACCCCACTATCGGGGCCTTAAACACAGGCGATAAAGATGGAATCAGAATAATCTTTTTTAATTTAAAATAATATACGTAGGGAACGAAACTCTGCCACTCAGTCTGGACATTAATTGCTACAGAAGACTCGTAATACAAATCTCCCGTAGTCTCAATATGTACCTCTTCCGTTTCACCCGTTGGTTCAACCGAATTTAGCGTTATCCCTTGAAATTCCAAAATATTTTTTCGAATTCCCCACAACTGGGAAACAATATGGTCCGCCATTTGGGCCATCTGTATCGGATCCTTAGCAATAACGGATACGTCCAAAGCCATGTTCCAATGACCCCCGTATATCCTCGCCTGCTGTTCCCGAAACTGGGACACAAGAATAACCTGCTGGTCACCCTGTTTTGCACGCCGGCCAATTGAAATAATAACCCCAGGAATAACCGTATGAAATTCCTGATACTCAGTAAAAGTATACGGGCCATTATAATAGTCCGTAGGTTGCCAATGATAATCAGCCAGAAGCTGGAGTCCACTCAATAAAGGATGACCCGGCAAAAAAGTTATAACTCCACTGAGGTAATCTATCGAGTAATCGACATCCCGAACTAAGCTATCTATAATCTTACCGCCTTTATAAGCTAAACATAGGTCTTCCGTATTAGAGTCAACGTTACTGTGAACCAAAGACACTGATGTCTCCGTCCCAGTCGTATTCGAAATAACAACTTCTTTTTCAACAACAAAGATAGGAGCAACCGTAAATTGATTGTTTTCAATAAAATCAATTACATAGATTGCTGGAATCGAGATCCTTCGTTGATGATAAGATATCGTGACCACGGCCCCGGACTCGGGGCTATGTTTTAACAAAACAACACCAGTCTGACCATTAATTGTTTCCGCATAATGGGGAAACCCATTTACTTTGACACACACCTGTCCGGGATCTGTCGCGTAATGAGTTTCCCCGGGCCCCGCACAAATTGGAGCTGATGTCGTGAACCTCCGCTGAGGAAAATTAACCCCCATTAATTGGGCGGAGACATCTTCCGTCACATATTCCGTGACATAGCCCTCATTTTCCCGAACCCATTCGATGGCCAAGCCAGGATAGTTTTGTTGGCGCCCGACCCGGACATGGGAAAAAAGATCCGACATAAAATTATCGGCTGACATACGGATTTGAGATGCCGAGGCATTTTTAAATACGCAACCATATTGAACCCGTTCGGCGTAGGGGTATTTATTATATACTTTAACTTTTTCGTCAAATGCCGGATGCTGGTCAAACGCGAGCTCGACCTCGTCCATGAATCTCTGTTTTACAGCAAATAATAAATTCTGAAACATTATAAAAGGGCCTCTGTTAAAATTTCTGGTATGTTTTTAAATTCTTTGTAAGGAATCCGCAATAAAGGAATAGCCTTTTCCGCACAGTATTGATTTTTTAGTGCATCGTGATGCTCCGAGACTCTAAATTGTTCCTTAGCTTTTTCTTCAGAGATTCCATTAAATTTAACAGGCCTAAAATGCTGTTCTCCATCATACTCTATTAAAAAATTGAGGCGCTTAACATAAAAATCAAACTCTAAAGATTTTCCACCTAATCCTAGTAAATCAGGATAAGAAAAATGATGTTCAATTTCTATGTTTCTTTTTTTAAACCAGTTTAGTATGACACGTTCCCCAATGGAGTGCTTACACAGAGGGCACCCACTCGACCGCATATGGTGCCCAGGTTTCTGATAAAAATCCCCATGATCTTTACAAGTAATGCATACTTTTGTAGCTGTGTTTTTATAATCAACCTTAGAATAGTCATATAGATTTTTATGGACCTCTTGGGATCTACGAATAAATTCTTCTTTTCCTAAAGATCGATCCTTAGATAATTGCTCACCACTACATTTTTTACAACCTGCACCTAAATAATGGGCTCCCGCTCTTTGTAGAAACTCACCGTGAATAGGGCATGTAATACAAACCTTTTCTCTGCTGTTTGCTAAATCTTTTATTTTTGAATAATCGTACTTTCCTTTGCCGTGTCTTGAATTTGAGCTCGATATAAATTCAGAAAGGGTTAATTTTTGAACATCAACAGAGCATTTTTTACACCCTGAACCCTTTAGATGTTTAAAAGGATCTTGATAAAATTTCCCGTGCGCCTTACAGATTATAGAAACTTTACATCTCGGCCCTTTATATTCTGTCATTGAATAATCATATTTTTCTTTTCCGTGAACTTCAATAGACTTTTTTATAAAAATACCAGTATTAAATTTTTTGGGGTAATAGAATTCCATCGATCTTAATTTGCCACATTTTGGACAACCTGCTCCTCTTAAATGATTTCCAGAATTAATATAAAACTCACCATGATCGTGACATACAACACAAATTTTATCCCTGTAACCAGTATAGGAAGATTTTTCATAACCGTATCTGTCTTTATGTCTTATATTTGCCTTTTTTATAAATTGTTCTACTGTCAGTCTTTGATTGTTTACCTTACATAAGCTACACCCTCTACCGCTTAAGTGACTTTTCGGTTTTTGGAAAAACTCTCCGTGTATGGGGCATACGATACAAACTTTTTTCCTAGTATTAATATATGTTACCTTAGAGTAATCATAAATAGC